ATGATCGATGGTTTGGCAGTAATTGTAGTAATCAACCAGCTCAGCATGAAGCTCAGAGACACCTGCTGGCATGCCACCACCTAGTGTTCGGACAGCAACGTCCAACCACTCGGGGCAGCCATTGGCATCTACAGCTTCTTGCTCATAGTGAAGCTGGGTCGATTCCCCGCCATGCCAAACGACACGATCAGATGAATACGTGTTGGGTTGATAAATAAACATGATTACTTAGGTGCAATGATGTTGGAGAGAGCAGCGCGATAGCCATTGATCTCAGTGACCAATGCCTTACGCCGCTCCTTAAGTTGAGCACGAATGTGGTCAGGGGTTTGATTCTCAGCCACCTTGACCGCAGCTACGGCAAGAAGCTGAGATAACTTGGCACGGAACATGGCAAGATGTAAGCCACCCTCAGTGGGTGGCAAGAACTGGGCAGGGGATTGCACCCTGCCTCCCGCTTTGACGGATCAGCTAGTCGGCCATAGCCATACGCTGCTCGTACTCCATGTCAATGGCATGGAAACGAACATCTTGAATACGCTGGAATAAAGCTTCAATCTGCTGATTAGCTAAAGCAAGTTTGCCATCAGCAGAAAGAAAAGTAACGTTCTCATCGCCTTCGGCAAACACCTCCATGCAATGCATAAGGAAATCAGCTTCTGTTGAAGTAAGTTGAAGCATGGTGCTAAGTTATTGTGCGGTGCCCATCTCCGCTGGGGGCAATAACTGTGGGAGGGTTTGCACCTCCCAACCCGCTTTGACGGATCAGCTGTAATCCTCGGGAAGCTCAACGAGCTCCGCAAGAACCTGGTGTTGCAACTCCGAGTGGCCAGCAATCTTCAGACCCCATGCGGCGATCTGAAGTGCTTGCTCACGGCTAAGAAGCTGCGAGTGCCCGTCCTCCATCCAGAAACGGATGGTGTCGAAGGCTCGTGCACCAAGCTCCTCCCTGGTAGGAAGCAGCAGACCTTCTTGCTGAAGGCCGTTGGTGCTGACGGTGTTGAAGACGCTCATGGCGCTCCGTAGTGTGTGCGGTACCCATCTCCGCTGGGGGTAAGAACTGGGACAGGGTTTGCACCTGCCCGCCCGCTTTTACGGATCAGTCGTGTACGTAACCAACAACACAGCTGATCACAAAGATCAGAATCAGTGCAGTTGTTTCGTGGTTAGTAAAAGCCACAGGGATCTCCTGTTGTGCGGTGCCCATCTCCGCTGGGGGCAATGCTGAGTGGGGGATTTGATCCCCCGGCATCACGCCTGGTACTCAGAAAGGAATGTCATCAGATTGCGAATTCCACCATGCGTTAGCCGCATGTTGGTCATCAGTAATCCAGCCTTCCTCTTCAGCTTGTACTTCCAGCATCCATTGAGGTGTGTTAACAATCTCTTGAATGCCACGAAGGTATGCAAGCTGGCGGTCGGTAGTCATGACATTGAATGCAATGGGATGTTCTGCGTGGTACGGGTGCGCAGCCCCCGAAGACAAATTAAATCCAACCGAATCCAACCATTTCAACGCCGAAGCAATCCCTCTTCACACCGTCGCAACCTCCACGTCAACCCCTTGCCACTGTCTTATCTTGGAAAAGTCCAGTGATAGCAAGGGATTTGGGGAGTCGCGCCCGAGTTCTAGGGGTAAATGTGTTGATTTCAAGACGAAAACAAAGGATTTAGGTTAGGTGTGCTAGAAAATTTATGCGTAGGGCTTGTCAGCATACACTGACATCCCACGGGTAAATTTTGGACCACCCACCCATTCTTTTTTTTCTTCCCACATTTCACTTCGGCTAATGGTTGGGAGAAGCGTCAGATAATTTTGGACCCTATTTGCCATATATAAGGCCCTTCTTTTGTATAACAGTGATACATAAAATGCTTTTTGTAATTATTTTCCCTAATTAGCCCAAAAAATGCCACAAAAAAGCCGGGGTTTTAGGCCCCGGCTGATTTAAATTTAATGCTTTGTTTATAAACCTTCTTTTTTCCGCTTGTAAGCCAGTGTTGCTCGCTTCGCTTTTTCAAATGCTTCCTCATCTGGAAGCTCATATGCCAAATTCATCTTGGCATCAGTAACAAAATTACGCACATCTAACGAATCGCTCCCTTTTACCGCCATGTCCATGGCTTTGTTCTTTATCGCTTCCAGTGCTTCGACCCTTTTTTGGCGCGTTCCAGCGTCCATTGCTGTTTTCTTTGGTTTATTTACTCAATATAACCCAAATAATTCTTGAGTTTTTTACTTATAGAATGTAAAAAGGCTTAAAAGTACCAAATAATTTCAAATGGCTTTATCTCCTGCGGATTTTTACGCATACAGCCGCGCAACAGGGGTTGAAATCCCGGAAGATCCGCAAGAAAAAGCGGCAATGGCACCGGAAGTACTGGAATTTCGTCGTAATCAACTCAAAGCCCCACAACAAGAGTCAAATCCACTCCAGTTCCTTGGTACATCCGCACTTGCAGTAGGTGCAACCATTGGTGCCGGCTTAGCAGCCCGTCGATTCCTGGGACGTGGCCAACAAATTCCCAAAGGACCAGCCAAATCTGCAACCGCTGGCGTTACACAAGCTGATCTTGACAAATTACAAACAGCAGCTGGCAGAAAAACACAAGTTAATTTTGACGATTGGTTGGCAGAACAACAACGTTTAGAGCGTCAACAGGTTTATGAAACAGTTGCTGCAAAATCTGCAGAAGAATTACCACCTATTTACAGGCCCAAAGGCGATATTCAAGAAGACGTTTTAATTACTAGCCCAATAACCGGTGAAATTTATAAACGTGGACAAAGCCCTCAGGGTACATCAGCAACATACGTAGCTCCTTCCAAAGAACCGGGAGAAATTGCAGGATTTACATCGGTAAGCGTATCGGAAGCATTAGGAGACCCAACTGACAAACTTTTAAGAGAGCTGGGTGAAATGCAAGCAGCTCGCAAGAAAGAACTGACATCCCGCATGAGTCAAGCGTATGGACAACGTTTGCAAAAAACAGCGGACGAATTAATTGAACAGCTTCGTTCTGAAACTGTTGACCTCACTACACTCCAGAACGCAACTGAAAACTTACAACGCGCTCAATTTGCAGGTGCCGTCGAATCTGGCGAGGATCAAATGACTGGTCGCATAAAATCCCAGTTGCAACGTAATGAAGATTACGACATGTCTCAAGTTGAAATGCTTGAGAACATTGCATCTCAAAATCAACCTCAAGTTATTGGTTATGAACCGGACGCAGCAATTAATCAAGCAGCTTCTCAACTACCCGACGGTTTACCTGTTGACCAAGCTGAACTTTTAACAACAAAAAAACCTAAATATTTTATTCGCGAACGCGTGTTTCAACAACCAGGTGCACGTCTTCAAGAAGAAGCAAAAAAAACGCAACGTTATCAAACTCCTACTCCTGTTTCGGTAATAGGTCGTTATCCGCCAGCCCCTCAAAACCCTCCCTCTCCTTACGTAAAATTTCCGGGTCAATTTGGCAGTTCAACAGGCGAAGCTATCGTTGTTAGTCCGGTTGAACCTGTTGCCGGTTTAACAAATATTCGCCGGGGTAATGTTGAATTTACAGCCACTGAAGCACGTTTGGGTCCGACTGGCCGTCCTGCGCGATTTACTGTTTTGCCTCTTGGAACACCAACGGAAGGTAGGACTTTTACTGGTTCGTCAACGCCAACAATGAGCGCAGATGAAATGGCCGCAAAATTAACTGAAATGCAACTTAGCCAAGAAAAACAAATTCAAAACACAATGGCTCGTGGTTTAAGTGAAGCGCGAGCAAAGCGAAACATTCAATTATCCGAAAGTCAACGCCAGGCAATCGAAGAATCTCTTCCTGGTTTTTCGCCGGAAGACTTAATGAGTCGCACTGGAGTTGTTGGATATGGTGATATTTTAGAAGCTGAACGTTTTGCAGAAGAACAAACATCCAAGTCAGGTCGTTTAAAAGCGTTAGAAGAAGGTGGTTTTTTGGAAGAACAAATTGATCCCGGTCAACTTCGCGTTGCACCGCAACAAGTTCGCCCTGGTGTGATGATTCGCCCTGCATCTAAAACTTCTTATCGAGGAATGACGGGCCGTCCAGGTTTTGGTATTTATGGTGAGCAAGCTCCTGGCACCGCAGGAACGCCTGGTTTTGGTGCTGGTGCCGTAGAAGCTAGAAAAATAATTAAAACAGAAGGTGAAGAACGTGGAGTCACAACACCACGAGCTTTTATTCCTGGCGTTGATGACCCTCAAATGAGAACGCCAGAAGGTTTTGTCTATACAGAAGAAGCAATGACGCAACCAACACAGGCTCGTGGAGGTTACCGGCGTTATGGGACGCAACCCCCCACGCGACCAGAGGCTGCACTTGAGGCCTTTGATGCTTCGCGTCATTTGCGGCAGCTTCAACAAGCTGGTCGTTTCGAAGAGGCTCAGGCTTTTGTTGATAAAATGAAAGAAGAACGTGGCATTACTGCTTTGGGTCAGTCGCAACCTTTGCGTCAACCAATAAATCGACGCGGCAAGTTCGGAGCTTAATCATGGCTGAAGGAAAGAAAAAAGAAAAAAAGTGGATTCAAGGCATGGAGATGAAGGAAGGCGCCTTCACAGCCAAAGCCAAAAGAAAGGGAATCACCTCGGCTCAGCTCCAGGAGAATGTGCTTGCCAACCCAGAAAAGTACGACGAAAAAACGGTAAAACAAGCTAACCTTCGTAAAACGTTAGTAGGCTTGCACAATAAAAAGAAAAGTAAAAAAGAAGGCTGATGGCTAAAGACGCACGGTTAGATCTTGGTCGTTACGTTCAAAATCCTTTTGACAATACAGCGCAACTAAAACGGCGTTTAGATTTTAATGAACTGTTTGAGTCCAAGCCTTCAACAGGCCAATACCCCTGGAACCCATCAAGATTTAATGAGACGGACTTAATGCGTCGCATGATGACGCGGAAACGTACATTAAACCCACGTCTTGAATTCGTACCTAATACTCCATTCTTTGATGACAACTCTCAGGTAACCCCTGAGTATGACATGTTTGGTCTAGGTCGTTTTAATCGGCCAGAAGATTATGATTTTAATGAGGGACGTGCACGAACAGCGTTGCGCCCTCAAGATCAACCAGATTTCAATCCAATGTGGATGGAGGCGTACAAAATTAGCCCAACCCTAAATCCGGGTAAGATGGCTAAAAATCCAATGCCACGTATGCGTAACCCAGATCCCAATGGTTATCTGATGGCTATGGCTGAGAAGCGGGCCGAGAATGAAGTGGAAGATAAACCCTCAATTGCTCAACTTCTTGACCGTCAAGGTTTAATTAAAGCAGAACAGGCAGAAGCAGAAGCCAAAGCAGGTGAAACAACCGCTGATGACAATGAACTTGAAACAAACGTTTCCCCTGGGAAAACAGTAAGTTAACTCTCGATAGAATACATAAAAAGGTAAAGAAATATGCGTGCGCTTCTCGGCAGGCTTGCAAACATCGCTAGAAGCAATCCTGACGTTGCGGCGCAGGTTGGAGCCGGTAGTGCCCTTGCCGGTGGCTTTGGTTTGTTAAGCGGTAGTGTTCCAGCAGCTGCAACATATGCGGCGGCAGATTTCTTAACGTCTTATCCTGCAACCCTGGCAGCCAGGAAGCTGGGGCAAAAGTACATCACAAAACCCGTCAACATTTTAGGTAAAAAAATTGCACCTGAAACAGTACGCGGCGGCCTAGAAACAACAACAAACGTTTTGGCTTCTGTTGGCGCACCATTCGCTGTTGATGCTGCTGTTGGTCGTTATTTATATCCGCAACCAACTGTTGAATCCCAAAGCCAACAAATTATGCAAGAAATGCAGCAACGCGCTGCAGTCAATCAGTTAGAAGGACCACAAGCCGTAGCACCTGGCACCCAATTCCAGATGCAAGGTCTTGAGCACACCTTCTTAAAAAACTATGTCAAACCACAAAACTACATGAGTAGCTTAATGCCCGGCTATGACGAAACCTTGGCTCAACTTCGCTCGCCGCTGGGATAGACATGAATCCAATTCAATTTTTACAAAATCTTAAAACTGGTGTTCGCAAAGCGGACATTGCTCAGCGTGAATCCAATTTAAATATTGAAGGAGGACTTGGATATGGTCAAAGCATATTAGATCCACGTTTTAAACGTGAGATGCAAAAACAAGGTGTTACTTTTCGTGAAACACCAGGGGAATTTTTGGGAGCCTATGTTTCTCGCTTGATTGTCGACGCTGCTAATGATGGAACGCGCACGTATTGGTGGCGTTACAACCATCCGCTTGCCATTGCTCAACGTGGAGTAGAGGCGGGTGTTTCCCCAATTGAGTCTCCAACAGCGCGTGCTGCAACTGCATTGGCAATTGCGGCTCCTGCAATTTCTGCCGCTGGTACGTTTAATTTATTAAACCCAGGCGAGTTGTTTAGGCCCAAAGGATTTGCACAGACATATTCAGAGCCTGGTACCGATGATCGCCGCGAAACTTCTCAACCTGCACAAGAACTTATTGAACGGTTTTTCATGGGCAGAACGGGTGATCCTTTAAAGTATGAAACAGCCAAAAAAGATATCCCATCTTTAACTCCACAACGTTATGCCAATTATCAAAATTTTATTTATAACGATAGAGGCTTGCTTAATTTAGGGATTCTTAAAGGAACTTCCGAAAATTTACAAGGCTACCCAGAAGCAAGGATGTTAGGATTCCCGGTTACTATTCCAATGGCAGCGGGTTTTGCGGCCGGCTCTCTTGGTGCAAGAGAAGCAATGATTGCAGGACGATCTCGTACTCCAGCCGGGAAACGCCTTACAACTTACTATCCACCTAAACAACGTGCTGTACGTGGCATGCTCGGTGGCGCACTTGGTTCTATTGCTGGCGTTACTGCTGGCAATGTTACAAATGAAATTATTGCGTCTGCAAATCGCCCGCAACTTCCAACGACAACGCAATATCAAGATTTAACTTCTGATAGAATTTAAACAAATAAAGTACATTAGTTCATAATGACCCCGGAAGAATTAGCCAGGCTACAAGCGGGTCTTGATCCACGCGCTTACTATTCTGAATATGATTTACAGCGCCGTGCACAAGCTGGCGAAATTCCTGCGGAGGCCTTGCAATCCCGTGGCGCTACCACTGTTGCACCTACAGTTCGTCTTTCTCCTCAAGAGCGTGCACAGAAACTAGCAGGACAAACGCTGCAGAACGCTCAAAAATTAATGGGTGATCTCGGTGCGCTTCCTTTTGGTCGCATTGGTCTTGCCGGTGGCTTAATCCCTGGTGTAACCACTGCTATGTCGGAGGTTGCAGCGGGTCGACCCGTTGGCGCCGGTGGTGCTCTTGGTGGCGCTGCACTTGGCGGTATTGGTGCTGCAGGGGTAGCTCGCTTGCTTCCAACCACTGGTCGGTTTGGCTTCGTGGGCAAAGCTGCTCGCGTAGGTCTGCCGTTCCTTGGTGCAGGTGCCGGTTCACAGCTTGGCGCAGAAGGTGCAGAGTACGCCCGCCAACAATTAACTGGCATGCCCACAAAAGGTAAAGAACAAGAATTTGCTTCTCAGATTGCAGCTGCACGTACACTTTCCGAGCTTGGTTTAAGTCAATTCCGCACACAAACGGGCATTGAAACCAGTGCTGTTAAAGATTTAACCAAGTTCTATTCTGATCAAGCCTATTTGGATCTCCAACGTAACATGCCGTTGGTCAACCAAATGAAGAACGCTGACTTGGTTCGTCAACAAGCGCTGCTTGCTTCTCAAGGTAATCAGCTTGCACGCTTAAGTGTTCTTGGTACTGCTGGTCAACTTGCAACAGGCGGCCAAGCCGAAACTGGTGCAACCCTTCGCACAATGCTTACTTCTAATCCTTATGCCAATGCGGTATTGAGGTAAATATGGCTATTAACTTTTTTGGAAAAAATGCTCCTGATTTTGGTTTGGCAGGTAAATACCAAGAAATAATGAGTCGTCCCAAAACTAAAGAACAAGCAGAGGCTGAGCTTTACGGAGACGTTGGCGATATTCTTAAACAGCAAAAGTATTTATTGTCTCCAGAAGGCATGAAGGCTCAGCTTGAAATGGCAAGGGCTGACGCTAGAGAAAAAGCAAAGCAAGGTTTAATGTGGAGCACGTTGGCAAAACTGCCCGAAACCATGGCTGCAGCTGCTAGTCCATATGGTGGCCCCGTTGGTGCTGCCATGGCATATCAAGGTGTTGCAGCAATTCCTGGAATTTACTCTTCCACACTTGCCAGTTATCCGCAATTACAAATCCCTGGTTCTTCTACTCAACAATATCGTTACTTTTAGGTGAGGTAGAATAAAGCCATGGATCCGTTTAAAGCGGGACTTTCTTTTCAAGGGAGCTTTGCCTCGGATCTTTTGGGGAAAGGCTTTTCAACAGCAGGCTTTTCGACGCCAGGCGGCCTTTCGGGGGCCGGTTTTGCAGGTGGAGGTAAAAAACCAATGGCATTTGGATTTGATGATGCAGTATTAGGCGTTGGCATGCTTGGCCAAGGCTTCTTTGGCATGCTTGGTGCTCAGCGCCAAGCTGAAACACAAGCGTCTATTGCCAATGCTCAGATGGCTGCTCAGGCAGATGCCATCCGCAATGCCAGGGAAGCACAAAAAGGCCAGTTAGGCCTTGGGATGTTCAATTCCATTTTTGGTGCCACCACCGCTCCAGATATTGAATTTGGTCGTCAGCTTGCTGCAAAACGAACTGAGTTTGCAGAATTTATTCCTAAACAAATGGGTTTAGGCCGAGAACAAGCTCGTTGGGAAACCGCATTTCGCACATCGCCTGAAATGCTGGAAGCAAATCGGCGTGAGCGCATGGGGCGCCTACAAGAAACAATTGCCGGCTATATGGCGCAACCGACTGGCATGTTTGGTCCAATTAAACGTATTAATATAGAAGCATTAGCAGGTTAAAACTATGGGTGGCGGCCGCTCACAACAAGTGTCATATCAGGCTCCACCGCCTGATAATACTTTTGCAAAGTATTTAGAATATCAACAACAAAAAGAAGCAAAAGCTGAAGAGCGTGCTGCAGCAGAACGTGCAGAACAAAAAGCAGCAGAAGAAGCTCGCAAAACAGCAGGCGCTGCTAACTACGGCGCTTTAAAGTCTGGTGTTGAACAACAACTTCGCCAAGGTTTATTAAGTTACGAAGACGCTACTTCTCGTTTGCGTGACTATCAAACCAAATACGACATGGCTCCGGTAGAAGGAGACATTTCACAGCTTGGTCAAATTTATAGTCAAGAGTTACTTCCGGGGCGTAGGCAAACTGCTGTTGGTTCGGCCTATGAAGAGATTCTTGGTCGCCAGGCTACAGAAGAAGAAAAGACCCGCGCCATGGAGCGCTTTAGCCAGGGTTATTACACTTCTAATCAAGACTTGCGTGACGCTCTCTACAAGAGCACCGAGTATCAAGATAAATACAATCAAAGTTATTTAGATAATTATTACGACACCAAATTTGGCAAGCAATCTGTTGATGCGACTGGAAAGAAAACGGGTCAGCGCACATTTAAGTTTTCGCCAAGTCTTCTCCCAACAATGGGTGCGGATCAAGCCGCAGGTCTACAGGCTCGCACTGGCATTAGCATGCCACAGTTTGGCGATGCTTTTACAGGCACACCGGCTGAGCTAGAAGAGCAACAACAGAACATTCGTGACAGCCGTCAGTTCCTTTACAGCGCTGGTCTCACCAACCTTCAAGGTGAAATTGATAAAGAAGTTCAAAAATTAAAAACTGAAGGCAGTAAAGAGCTCGCCAAAATTCAATCACAAGGTTCGATTTATAATACGTTGGTTGGCAGTTTTAATTTCTAAAATTAAAATTGCTATAATTATTTCAGACCGTAATAGTTGAAATGACTAGCTCCGTTCCTACCGGCCAATCCGGCACTGAAGATTACTTCGATATCACCAAGTTCGAAGAGCTGCTCAACCGCCTTGAGGGCTCCAAGGGCCGTCAACAGCGTCAGAAGTCCCTGGAAGGTCGTCGTGACATCTTCGCTCAGGGTCTCGCCAGCATGATGAGCAATTTCTGATCTTAATCAGTCATGACGAGTTCTGTTCCCACAGGCCAATCTGGTACCGAAGATTATTTCGATATCACTAAATTTGAAGAGCTCCTGAATCGTCTTGAGGGTTCTAAGGGTCGCCAACAGCGCCAAAAATCTTTAGAAGGCCGTCGCGATATCTTTGCTCAGGGCCTTGCCACGATGATGAGCAACTTCTGATTTTTTCTTGTAAGATTTATAAGCCATGACCAGCAGTGTGCCCACTGGACAAACCGATGTTGATGATTGGTTTGATCTAGACAAATATCGCCAAGCTGCTGGCGTGGCTTACGAATTTTCCAAGAAAAAGATGGAGACTGCTGGTGAACAAGAACGTGAGACCATTGGGAAGGGCGCAGAAGAACAACGCGCTTCCGGTCAGCAGCAACAGGAATTCAAACAGTCCGACGAAGCCCGCGATTACAAACAAGCTCAACGAGCTTATCGATATTGAGCTATTTGACGCCTGGGTTGATAATTTAGATTCTGCGTCTCAAGAAGCTTTTACAGCGTTTGCTTCTGAGAACTATTCAGTAGTAGAAATTTACTTATACTCCAGGTTCCTGGGATACACCGGAAGCATTACCGCGTGTGATCTTTGGGTTAATCAACATTACACAAAACCTGATCATCGGAAAACACTCTTGTATGAGATCTCCGAAATGCAGGAAGACATCCGTAAATTACGGGAAGCAGTAGAAGATAATACCGTCAAGCGTGATGCGGGTGTTGCTCGCATTGCTTCCATGCAAAAAGAATTGCGTGGTGCTATTGCACAAGTAGAAGAATTTACAAACGTCAAAGATCGCAAAGGTCTTCTGATGGCTGGTGCCGATAGAGCCATTCGTGAGTTGATGTTTATTTTTAAAGATGACCCCATTGAAGTTCCGCTGGAAGAGGCAACTCTCAGCGTGTGGGCTCGCATGCAACTTGAAGAATAAATACATTTAGAATAAATTACATAGAAACAGTTAAGTCAATGGGTGCAGAAAAGAACATTCGTTTGGCGGGTGATGCCAGGCGTCGTCAATTAGAGGGTTTGGCGCAACGTCGTGCCGCTGCCGCTTCTGCGCCCTCTACAACTGGTGGTCCCAGTGATAATCCGATGGTTGTTGGTGAGCAAACAGCTGTTGCTCCCAACACGTTATTGCGTCAGGAAATGTACGCCCAACGTCCGGGCATTCAATCCCCTCTTCAAACTCAAGGCCCTCAGTTCAGCGAAGGCATCACAACTGACCCTACTTTCCTGGGCCGCGTTTCCGATGGCTCTCCTGATTACGAGCAAATGAAACAGCGCCTTCGTGGGTTAACTCAACTTCGCAACACAGGAGCTCGCTTCTGATGCCTAAGGATAAAATGCCACCTCAGCTTCTTGAACACTTCAAGAAAAAAGAAGCCAAGAAAGAGGATGGTACTGAAATGAGCGATAAAGAAAAACGTCGCGCCGCTTTAGATAAAGCACGTAAATATCAAGAGCAAAAACGTAAACCTAAAAAATAAGTTAGTATTCAGTAATACCCTGAATACACATCGTGCCTTCTTATATTCACTTAGCTCATCGTCGTAACGCTCGCGCTGCTTCTAAGAATTACAAAGTACGCGATAACAAAAATGAAGAGCTTCTGGAGAAGGCCCGTCAAGACTTTGGTTATTTTTGTGAATACGTCGCAGATAAGCCACCTGCCGTACATCACAAAAACTGGCATCGTCACTTTATTACAGAAGAAGATAGTTCCTGTTTAATTCGTATTGCGGGACCCAACATTGACCTGCTTGCTCCCCGTGGTTCAGCCAAAAGTACAGTTCTTGGTTTGTTAACTGCTTGGGCTATTGGCATCCATACACAAGCCAAACTTCCGCTTCAAATTCTTTACTTGTCCTATACGGTTGACATTGCTCGATCCAAGTCGGCCACAATTAAACGCATTATTGAAAGTAAAAGATACCAAGAAGTTTTTCCAAAAGTACGGCTTTTAAAGAACGTTACAAGTAATGAGTATTGGTCTATTGACCATAAATTTGCTGGCATTGACGTAACAGGTGACGAACAATTTACGCTTTGCGCTGCAGGCCTTAAGGGTTCAGTGACCTCCAAACGTTCTCACCTTGTCATGATTGATGACGCCATTAAATCGGCGGCGGATATCTCCAACCCAGATATTCGTAAAACAATGCAAGACAACTGGAACGCGGTGATTGCTCCCACCATGTTTGAAGGTGGCCGAGCGATTTGCCTTGGTACCCGCTTTAGGCATGATGACATTCACGCCACCACATTTAACGAACAAAACAACTGGACCCAGATTGTCCTTTCCGCTATCCAGGTGGATCCCATCAGTGGTGATGAGCTTTCCTATTGGCCAGAAATGTGGTCACTGGATTATTTAAAAGAAAAGAAACGACAAGCGCCTATTGCTTTTTCGTTCCAGTACATGAATCAAATCGTTCGCCAGAACGAACTTTCCCTGCCGCCAGAACTTTTAATTAAAGCTGAAATCTCAACTGAGTTTGATGCCCTTGGCATTGGGGTTGATTTGTCTGCTGGTACGAAAGAAAAGAACGATTACACCGTGATGATCCTGGGTGGTCGTATTGGTGACAAAATTCACATTATTGACTATCGGCGCCTACGCGTCATGGGCAACCTTGAAAAGCTTGATGCCATGAAGGAGTTGTTGCACGATTGGTCCATCATTGGCCGTGACGAAAACGGTCACTACTTTCCGACTTATTCGACGTGTGATATTTGGTCAGAAGCTGTCCAGTACCAGGCTTCCCTCGAAGCTGACTTTAAACGGGTCTGCTTGAATGACGAAGCTCTCTATAACTTGATTTGGCACCCAGTCAAAGGTTTCCGTGCAGATAAGCTGGCACGATTTAGGGGAATCATGGGAATGTTTGAAGACCGCAAGATCATCTTTAATCGTTTCCGCAATTTCACAAATCTCTTCGAGGAACTCACGAATTTCGGCGTCAGTAGTCATGATGATACGGTTGACGCGTTAGTATGGTTGGTAACCGGATTAATGCGAAAAGGTAAATTACAACTTGATTACTAGATCGTAAAATTGAAAAAAAGCTTTTTCAAGGTGGGCCCAGAATACATTGCGATTACTGTTACTGCAGTAATTTCTGCCATAACTGGTGGAGGTTGGGCAGCAAATAAAATTTTAGATCGTCAAAAAGAAAAAGTGCAACAGGCAATTGATTACACAAATTCTCAAAAAAGAAGAATTGACGTTTTAGAAGACCAGATTAATCGCATGCCGCTGGACTACGTTTTAAAAGTGGACTTCCTGCGAGAGATCCAAGAAATGCACAACAACTTTAGACAGATCAACGATAAACTTGATAAGCTTATGGAAAAGCTTTTGTCAAAATGAGTTACATTTTGGAAGTACAAGAGGACGAAAACGGCGACCAATACATTGTTTTGCCTGACGAAATAATTGAAGACCTGGGCTGGCAAGAGGGCGATGTTTTGAATTGGGACGTGCGCGGAGAGGGTATTGTTCTTTCAAAGGTGAATGATCCTGCGGGTTATGAGGTGTTAGAGGATTAAAATAAGAAAATCAAGAGAATAAAGAAATGTTTTACGGCGGTGAACGAAACGTCCCTGGCGCACCTGGTAATTTATTGGGCGGCGGGATTCCATTGCGTCAACTGTTTCCGGGCGCACCTTCCGACATTCCTTTTACTCCGGGTATGCCAGGCATAGTTCGCCCTGGAACTAAACAAAAATTAAAAGACATTTTTCCGCATTTTCCCGGGGGATATGGCGGTGAAGAGGGTGGTCCACGTTATGGCACAACACCGGGGGGAATTGCGGGCAATCCTGCGCCCCACGGAAAAATGTATGAGCAGCAGCCTAGAGATTATTTAGACCAAAGGATGCCAAACTATCCTCCGGGTTTCGGCCCTCAACCACAACAGGGTCAGCCGCAAATTCCACAACCCGGAACTCCCGTACAACTTGAACTGCCTTTTGCAATGCGTGGTTTGCAGGGCCCTGTTCCTATGGGTAATGCAGGCGCACTGGCCACCAGCCCTCAAGGCCCTTATACACCACTGCCAGCCCCTGGCTGGAACCCAGGGATGATTAAACCTCCTGGTAATCCTAATTTTCGTCCGCGTCCCATGATGGAAAACATCGGTCCCACAGGTGCACCAATCCCATGGCCTTGGCAAGCCGCTGGATTCCAAAATAAATTTGTTTCCTGATGAAACGTAAAAAACTAGTCAAGAAAGCACTTAAACACCCGGAGCTTTACGCTCCAGCGGAAATTGCTTACTTTAAGCGCTGGCTTTGGCAAAAGAAACAAGACAAAAAAACTGCTAAGATTTAATCAAAGCAAGAGGCAAATAGTTAATGGCCGCCGACGCTAAATCAAGACTGAAAGAAATTATTGACTCCTATCTTGAAAAAGATGGTGGAGCAATGATTGATACTGGCGTCGTTGCCTCCCATTTAGCTCAGATGAAACTCTTTGGCATTCGCCAAGGGGTTGAGTTTTTTCCGGCACAAGATAATTTTGGCAATCAACGCAAAGACTTTATCGATCGTGTAATCAAATACAATCAAATTGATACGCGCCTTGATTCCATCTGGGATTATTTCCTTTGTGATGGCCAAGGTCTTTTTTATATTCGTCCTACACAATCTAATTATCGTCTTTACTACTTCCGTCGTCACGAATACAGAACTTACTACAACGTTGACGGTGAGCTTGACGAAGTCGTAATCATCTACAGCTATAAGGTCCGTCGTGGTTTTGGTTACGAGCAAGAAATTCAGGCAGGCAGTTTAACAGGTCCTGCCACCATGGGGCAAGGAGCCAAACGATATATTCGTCTTTCGATTAAAAAATCACAAATTGAAGAGACACATTCAGAAGGCGAAATGTCTTTTGAGCAACCACAATATTCCGTAGCAGGTAAAACTAAAACCTTTAGAAACACGCTTGGTTTTATTCCTTGCGTTGAAATCTTCAACAATCCCAAGGGCTTTGCAACCGAAGGCTTTGGTGAGTTTGATGCGCTTGCCAATCATATTTGCACGCATGACGAACTTGTGCGCACCATGCGCAAGAACGTTCAATTCTTTGGTAACCCAACACTGCTTTCTTCTCGTCCTAAGACAGACCTGATGGAGTCTGGTGGTGATGCTGTGGTTCAGCGTCCTTCTATTGCCGCCAACTCTGGGTTTGTTGGCATGGGTGCCCTCAGCCAGTCACGCTTTAAAGCTGATCCGATTGCTCGTGGTGTTGACGGCCAGATTAGGGTTCCACGCGTTATTGCAAACCTGGAGCCAAACGACCGAGTTGGTTACATTGTTCCAGATGCCATTACGGGTGACCAAAACTCATTTGCTCGCCAGTACCGGGAAGAAATTAGAACTGCACTTGGCGGTGTTGATGAGCTTTCTATTTCTGCTGGTGTGACAGCAACTGAATATAAATCTTTGTTTGGACGTGTTTCAGCAACATCCAAGAAAAAAGCAAATTCAATTTATACCTATGGTATTTGTCGCTGTTTGGAACTGATTATTTACCAAGAAGAACGGTTGTTCCGCGAAACGCTAGCCGCAGCTGCTGGCATGGAAAAGCCAATTACTCCTCCCGAAGGCGCAACACAAGAAGAAATTAATATGTACGAAGATGCAATGAGCATCTTTGAGGATCGCGTCAAGCAGTTAATGATGGCTTGCTTGCGCACTCAACAAATCCCTCCCGGTGTTTTAGGTTTAATTCCTGATGGCGATATCACCATCCAATGGCGCTGGTTGGGACCCGTTTACGAAGATTCGACCCAGGATGTACTTAACAACTCCATTGTGGTTCGAAATCTGCAAGAATTAGGTGTTGATAGCATTGAAGCACTGAAATACCTCTTCCCGTCAAAAACGGATGAGGAGCGGGCCGCGATGTTATCGGGGTTCCCGTTCAGGATGGTGGGTGAATTGCAGAATGCATATTCTCAATTCGCTCGTCTTGTGGGGGGAATGATGCAGACCCCTCACCCGCAATCACCGGATTTACCGATGGCTGCGGATCCGCGATTGGATTTGACCCCATATCTGTATCGCACTTTAGAAGCTCTACAAAAGGAGATGAGTTATGCAGGACGCTACCGTCCAATCGATCCCACAGACGAGCCCAGTACAACCGGCGGTGGCTCCAAGCAGCTACGTGGCTCCGGCACCGGCTCAACAGGCAGCCCCGGTGGCGTATCAGGTGGGTACCAGCTACCCCCAAGCGGTACCTCAGGCAGCCCCCAGCTACCAATCAGCCCCTACTCAGTACGCCCCCCAATTCCAACAGGAAGCACCCCAGGCGAATCCATGGGAATCGGCGTTCAACAAGGTGGTGAACCTGCTGAGCGCACCAGTTCAATCCCCGTTCCAGGGTCAACCGTCAGCACCGACGACTCAGTTTACCCCGGCCAATTACGGACAAGCCAGCAGCCAAGCTACGCCACAATCGGCGACGCAGACCTGGCAAGCCAACCAGGCTTACTCGCCCAGCTCTTCCCAAACCTCCTCGAATCCATCCTTGGAGCAAATCGCGGATTACCTGGGGCTGAGCAACGACAGCCGCCAAGTGATCGAGGCGTTCGGGGTCGAAGCTCCGGCAATTCTCAACCAGTACGCCCTGAACCTGGAAGGGATGCTGGACAACGCCGTCGAGTGGGGAAGCCGCGCCGCTAACGCGATCCAAGGCTATGCCAACTTTGCTGTTAACGAGCACCAGGAGAACCTGGCCTACAACGAGATTCTGACCAATCCCGATGTGCTCAGCGACTATACGCTGAAGTTCTTTGGTCCGGAAGGTCCGTACCCTGTGTACGAAAGCGAGACCGAACTTGAGCGTCCTGGTTATCGCACTGAAGCGATCAACCCTGCCATGGGTCAGTTCCCTGCTCCTCCTGCTGCTTCCGCTCCTCAACAACCTGAGAATTTCTGGGGCGGCTTCCAAGAGCAAATGACGCGTGATCCTCAGAATGCCTGGCGCCTTCTGAATCAAGCCCAGCCTCAAGTTGTTGCCAACAAACTGTTCGTGATGGAGTGAGCAATGGTAAACCTTGCTGGCAAATACGCTAATTTAATCAGCAAGAGACCTGTTGCCTCTGCGGTGGCTGGCGGCTTAAGTGCCGCTGGCCTTGCCACCCTTGGCAATATCGTTTCGGGCCAAGCTCAAGGAGAAGGCTCAGGTCGCCTTGGCCTTGAGGCGTTAGGCGCAGCTGGTTTAGGCGCAGCCGTTGGATCTCAAATTCCCGGTTTACGCGGAAGAGCAGCAAGTATGATGAGAAACATTGGGGCAGTTAGTCTTGGCAACCCCGGTGCAGTCGCTAGACGCGCAAAAATGTCGCCAAGTGAAATTCAATCTGCCGAGTTTGCTCGTGACATTTTAAATAGTGCGGTTCAGTCAGGTGAAAACCCTGCCAAATTAAGAAGCGATCTTAAAGCCTCTGCACGTCGCACACAAACAGGCATCAATACTGTCGGCATTCCACTTGCCCTAACAGCTGCTGGCGGACTTGGCGGTATGATTGGCGGTGGCATTGGAAATGTTGGACAATTAGTTGGCATCCCTGGTTTACAGCAAGACATGCCAGTTGATCCTGAATCCTATGGCTCCAGCAATTCGGCTGGGGCACGCTATAAAACGCCCACTATGCAGTACGTGTAATTAAATAAATTACCAACTGCTAAAATTCTTGTTAGATAAGACACATGTTGTCTGAATCTTTCACCCGATAAAAACACTTCCTGAGACACTGGAGGATAAACTAAAGTGTTCATTGATAACGACTTTCCAAAGATTTTGGGCGCGGAGCTTTACCGCCCCCACCCTGCGTATATCGCAGAAATGGCTGTGGAGCCCGTGGTCGTTCATGACTTCACTCGCCAGCCTGGTCAAACCGTTCAGTTAGACCGCTACAAGTTCTGGGGTACCCCTGGTACTAAGGACAGCCGTGAGCGCGTGGCTGACCAAACCATCGGTACTGCCAACAGCCGCAACATCACCAAAGAGAAGGTGCTTGTTGTGCTGAAGGAATACACCGGTCCTGCGGACCCGGGCGATCCGACCGAGCCGTCGACCTTCAAGATTGCTCGTGAGACCCTGATCACAGCTCAGCGCCTTCTGCTGGACACGGGCAACCTCAACATGTTCCACCAGTCCATCGGTAGCCTGACGCTGCTCGATGACTACCGTCGTTGGCGCGACCGCGTGTTCATTGATGAACTCGCCAAAGCCGAAGCCAATGGTGCCGCTTCTAGCACCCAAGGTGGTTACTACTTCCCTGGCGGTAAGACCAAGAACGCTTCTGGTCAAATCACCTACACCGCTACTGAGTACACCGCTGATGTGCAGCAGTTCTCGGTTCGCACCGACCTGCTGACCGTGGTGAAGGATCTGCGTAAGCGCAACGTGCCGACCTTTGCTGATGGTCTGTATCGTTGCATCTGCGATCCCACCTTCATGATGCACCTGCGTCGTGATCCTGACTTCCGTGAGATCGCCCGTTACTCCGGCAACCCTGGTCAAGGCATGTACATGGGCAACCCCATGATGCCGAACAACACCAGCTTCTACATGGGTCCCCAGGCCGGCCAAGGCTACTTCCTGGCTGGTGAACCTGTTATGCCGACTGGCGTGCAGTTCGAAGGTGTGAAGTTCTTCGAGTCGACCAACTTCCCGACCAAGAACGTGACAACCTCCTTCGCTGGTACCGGTGGCACCTACGCTTCCCAAGAAGTTGCCCAAGGTTACTTCTTCGGTCCCCAGGCAATCGGCGTTGGCATCGGCGGCCCGAATGCTCAGGTGTTGATCAACAACAACGATGACTTCAGCCGCTTCATCATCCTGATTTGGCAACTGTACGCTGGCTTCGAAATCCTGAACAAGGACTTCGTGACCACCGCGTTCAGCTATGTCTCCGATGACGGCGACGTTTGATTCTCGTAATACTTAAACAAAAGGACAAATAAATGACCTATCTTTCGTCTAAAAAAATCTACCCAGGTAACTGGGCAGAAGCCCTGAACGGCTGGTATAAGAATATTGATACCAACGACGACGGTACTAATAACGCTTCCAAGGGTGGCCCCACTTCCGTGCTGGCTACCCCTGGTTACCGTTATTTCCAGCAGCGTGGTTACGTTGCGGTGACCCAAACCTCCGGTTCACCCCTGGTGACCGGCACCGTGATTGTGCCTTCTCCTTACCGTCAAGATGACACCCGCCCCGACATCACCGGCATGGTGATTTCCGGCTCTGCTGCCCAGCCGATCTATGTGTATCGCGCTGCTATCTCCGTGGCTTCTGGCTGGGGCGATGGCCGTGTTGCTAGCGGTGTGTATGCCGCCACCGGTAACGTGATCTCCTTCGGTCGCGATTCCAGTGGTCCTACCGCCGCCTCTGGTGTTGGCGAAGGTCCCATCCAGGCCAATCTGACCTCCACCGTTTCTGGTGACGCCGCTACCAAGATCTACTTCGCTGGTGGTAGCCAGGCCTTTGGTACCAACCCCTTCATCACCGCTACCGGTGCTGCTGGTGTGTCCGGTGGTACTCTGTACTACACCAACACTGGTGCCGTGACCCTGAAGGTGTTTGCCAAGGGCGCCGCTAATGATACCAGCACCTCCGGTGGTATCTACATTTCGGACGCTGATTCTTCCGCTGGCAAGACCGGCTACCTCGCTGTTGAGGTGTGCTACATCCAGCCCGATGACGCTCCTGCTTACGACGATATCGAAGCATATCTTCCTAACCGCACAGTTAGCTGAATAGGTTAAACTAGGACCAGAAATTAAATCTGGTCCTTATGCTTTACCAGCACAAAAAAACTGGAGCCCGCGTCAAAGTTGTAAGCGAATGGGATAACGGCGATTGGTTCATGGTCGAAGACCAGGACGGTCGCCTTTATACTGCTTACAAGAATGAATTGCTGCCCGACGAAGCCGCCACCAAAAAGGTGATAGCTTTACAGGTTAAAGACAAGGCTTCTCAAGAAGAGCCTCGTACTTTTCCTCCCGATAACCGCTTAAATATCAACGCTGCAACCGCTCAAATGATTGCAGATCACATTAAGGGTATCGGTCTGAAAACAGCACGAGAAATTAAAGATCTTCAAATGTCCTTATCGGGTGAAAGATTTAATTCTCTTGAGCAGTTAAAGCAAATCAAACGTGTTGACTGGGATGCAGTTTTAGCAGCGGACTTGATTCGCGTATAACCCATCTCTTGATAAGCCCCTGGAATACCAGGGGTTTTTTATTTTAAAATAAAAGAAAAGAGTAATAAATGGCAGGGCTGATTTCAGCTGGCTCTATTGTCGACCCAAGGGAAGATGTTTTCGCTACCAGTGGCGCCCATCTTGATGTACGCGTTATTCCAAGGTTTGGCGCACAGCAAGGAAAACGAATTAACCCTGAAACAGCACGAACACTCCTTCAAAACGTACTGATCGGCACAGGTAAAACACCTCTTGTTCAACAGGTAGGCAAAGACTGGCGTTGGAACTTTCCAATTACAAGTAAATTTGGCCCTAGGAATACAAGAATTCCCGGCGCCTCTACTTACCACGAAGGTATTGATGTTGCTGGCGGCATGATTGCCCCCGGCACCCCAGTTGCCTACAAGGGCTACGGTTCTTATCAACCCGATCGTGGCTTTGGGACTATTCGCACAACTGATCCACAGGGAAACCCTTACGACATTCAACTACTTCATACGAAACCTGGTGCAAAAGCTGAAGTAGGCTCTACTATTGCACCAAATGCACCACAGCTGCCACAAGATCCCCGACAACAGCAGCAACAATTAGACACTAGAACATCGGATATTCTTGAAGCGTTTTTATACGGCACGGAATATCAAAAAGGACAAAAACAAGAACCAACTTTAAAAGATCAACTTGTAGCCGGAGTATTATCTCAGGTTTTAAAACCGCAATCAACTTTTATTTCTCGTTACATCCAAGAAGAGCCATACATCCAAGGACAAGCGGCCTCTACCTATGACTATTTGTACGGTCAGTTTCTTTGATTACTTCAATTTATAATGAATTGATAACAGGCAGTAGCTGTGCAGCTCTCTGATTTCGATAAGAGCCGGGTCCGGTATCATCTGGGCTACTTTACCGTTTCGGTTCCAGCGGGTGACTATGCCCGCCCTTCATAATTCAAAAATAAATTAATATCTACACACTTTTCTCCTCCCTTTAATTTAATTAACGCAGCATATTTTTCTGGAGCTCTTGTTTTTATGTTGTGGCAAGTTCCGCATAAAATTTGACATTTTTTAATTTCATTTATAATTCTTTTTTTGTTTGTTTTTATTTCTCCTCCTACGTTAAAGCTTTTGCTATGCAAATGATCAATATCTAATCCTTCGGCCTCTTTGTTATATCCACAAACCGAGCACCCATAAAACACTTTTAAAGCATTAACCCATTCCCTCAATTCTTTTGCTTTTTCTTTTTGGTATTTTTTGCTTTGTTCTCTATTCTTTGCAAAAGCCTCCGGGCTCATCCACAAGGGTTGACGTGTTCCATTTGGTTTTATTCTGCCCCACTGGCGAAAAATATAGCCATCTTCACGCACATCTCCAAATTTAAAAGGTTCACCTGTTTTAGGATTTAACTCACACGGTTTCATGAAGATTGCTGTCGTAGAATTGTTTAATCGAGGCAAGGCTTGTGCAATTATCTGATTTTGATAAAAGCAGAGTGCGTTATCACCTAGGTTACTTTACTGTATCCGTTCCCGCTGGTGACTACAGCCGACTTGAAGAAGCGATGAATACGGTTCCAGATTCTTATTTTTACGACAAACTTATTATTCAATTAGGTCGCTGTGACACAGCCGAAAAGAAAACGGAGGTGGCGACTTCGCCTTCGACTCGGTTGGAAAGCATTGCTGGTGACGTTGACCGTACAATTCGGTCAAGCAATGCCAGGGAAGCGCTTAAGGTCTGGGACGAGATCTATCTTTACGAGACCAATCGATTAGCCAATATTCTTTACGTCCCCAACTACAAAGATCCATTCCAGGCGCGTTACCGTTATGAACGCTCAGGTGCTGAATTTATTCAAGCTTTACCTGGTCCTGCTGACACTGCAGTGGGCTCTCGTATTTATTTGCGTGAGGTTTGTCGATAATGTGGAATTTAGTGGGCCGAGTTGGTAGTTTATTTACGGGCGCTGGTCGGTTACCTAGATCCTTTAGGCCCGGCCCAACATCTGGCGCGGGTAAAGTCTTTCAAGCACTCGGTGGAATCGAAAGCGCTTCCCTGGGTTTAGGCGCCATGTTGTACGGTTCTGACCTGTTACAACAGCAGATGGAGCGTATGGGCCTTATTCCAACAATAAAAAAACCAAGCGCGGGGGGTTCTTCTCCACCCAGAAAAACCCCTCCGGCCCCCGACTTGAATACGAGTTTATATGGTGGGCCGCAAGCCGGACAACTGACACCCCCTGTACCTCCTTTAATTGGAGCGGGGGTCATGTCTAACGGGGCCGGTGTTCCCGCACAACGTGAAAATGTTCTTAACCGCTCACTGTCTCAGGAAGTACTTAACGCTGCTCAGCAGTACGCTGCTCCTACAAGTGTCCCTCTTTCTGCCTTCTATGAGGGCCAGCAGCAATTGGGTAGGAGCATGATGCAGAAAGGAAACCTGGTGAGCGAACTCCAAGCCTTAGGTGCGGGGACGGGCATGACACCCGAAAACTTCCAGCAGTGGGTGAAAGCCAACCCGGGCCTTGCTTACCGCGAGATGTTGCGTCTAAAACAAATGTGACCATGGCACCCAAAACTGTTCAACAACTTTTTAACCTTAAGCCAGAAGAGCTTAATGCTCTGACCGTTTTATCGGGTCTTGAAGGTTTTCGCGGGGGACAAAATGCCCCTGACGTTGCAGCTGTTGCGGCCAATGCTTTATCCCGCCGTCTTCAAGGTGGCTGGGGTGGCGTTGACATTCGCAATATTGCAAAAGCTCCTGGACAATATGTTGCTCTTGATAATTACAGCATGCAGCAAATTGCTGATCCTGCATTCGGAGCAAAGGTTCTAGGCGGCCCAGAGGAGTTCAACCGTCTTCGCAATATTGTTAATAACCCACAGTTCGTTGGAGAACAGTTTCGTAAATCAAGGGGTGCACAGTCATTTAGAGGTACTGCTGCATATGATGCACGCAAACCAGGCGATTACATGCCCGTACCGGGCCAAAGTAATTTTTACTTCAATCCCCTGGAACAGCAAACGTATCAAAAAGGTTTACGCCTTTTTGATCAACCAGCAGTTGCGACAAGTCCGCCTCTTGCGCCACCGCCTTCGGTTTCGTCAGTACTAGCCCCGATCCTTGGAGGCAACCTTGGCCGATCTGAACAAAAGAAAAGTCTTTCTCAGCTTTTTGTTCAGGAAGCACTTAATAGTGTGTTGCCTGCCCTTGGAACAATTCCGACCTTCTTTGGCACTCTTCGCTAATGGCTAGGTTTTCTGATTACTTAGATACTGGTTATTTACCAGGTGAAGTGCGGCGCTCTTCCTACGGGGAGGCGTCACCTTTTTCTGCGTTAACTTATGAATTATCCAAGAGGTTTAAATTTAAACCGCAAAGCGATATTGCCGGAAAATATATGAGTGAGTTCAGTGGTTTATATGCTAATCCCGAGTTTTTGGTTGACTCTTCAATGAAGTTACCAAATGATTTTCTTGGTTTCTTGCAGGCATCTCAATCGGCAAGATAGCCTATAATAATTAAAAACGTCGAGTGTCGTAGTGGCTTCTACATCTACCAACAAGCAGCCTGTTCTCGTAGACCGTCCGTTGTTTGATTCCGTGCGAATCACTACGCAGACAGTCGGCAGCGCATCAAGCAATACTTTATTTGTTCAGGGTGGCCAGGCACCGTCCATCCTCGTGGACATGGACGCTGAGTTGTCGGAAGATAATAACAATGGTGGTGTGGTTGATTCCATTACGATTGTTCGCAACGATAACTATCGGGATGCTGATTACACAATCAGCTCTGGCACTTCCGGTAACGTAATTTCTTTAACAAGCGGTCAGCTTGTTTTCATCGAACATACCGGTGTTTTGGGTACCGCTGCAATGAGCGGTTACGGCTATTACACATACACCGGCAACAGCACATTGACCGGCGTCAATACTTCTTTAATTTTCTCGGGCGGTACAACCAGCGGCTTTAGCTATAACGGCGTTGCTTACGGTTATCAGCCAGCCGTCACCTTTGTGTTTTACCACACCCGTGGTACCACAACCCCAATTCCCGGTAGTGGTGATTACCGCGTGCTGTTCTCCAAGACGGTCCCTGCCAATAGCGGTCAAGTTGATTGCGCTGACTCAATGCCTCAGCTTGCCTATCCGATGCCACAGGCTGGCAACACCACTGGTTTAGGTAACACAGCACCCCTGCGGAACAAGGGCATTTACCTGGAGCGCGGCGATCGCATTTATGTGGGTGTGTTCCCAGACGGCCCCAATGTTTCCGGTTACACCGCAGGCGCTCACGTTTACGCACAAGGCGGTTTCTTCTGATTCATGGCGAAACAGAGTGGAAGCTCTTTTGGTAATTTTCAAAAAACACAACAGTTTGATCCTCGGCCAGTAAAGCCGATTACCACAGAGTTTTCCAAGGGATCCGTTCCAGATTCTTTATATGCGGTAAATCGTGAATCGGCATGGTCACGCTGGCGGCGTGGCTACGAAATTGCAACTGCTTGTTTTTACGATAATTCTTACGACTATCCGTTTACTTACGCGGTTCCCGTTCCAAGCGGGACACCTTCAACTACTGGAAACCCACCAACAATTCCTGGTGTCTTTAAAGGTTTTCCAACAACCAATAAAGAATTCGGCATGCACTGGGCAGGTGTTCGCACTGCAGGCAGCCTAAGGTTTGACAATGTTAACGATAGTTCTGGAGTAACCGCCTCCATCGCTTCTGTCACAGAAGATTCTGAATATTGGTATGTACAGCTTTCAGGTAGCTGGAGCCCCTCCACCCCATTACCTCCGCCGCTTTACGTTGCAATCCCAGGTGTACCAGGGGGATTAAAGGCAATTAACGGTGAAATTTTAGAAGACAGAATTATTACTCAAGGCGGCGTTCCAATTACACGCGACACCATTGATCCGAACACTCAAAAACGTTATGGGTACGTCCAAGCAGTCCTGGTGGATACCAATCCATTTACTGGTGTTTTAAAGCTACGTAAAGCAGGATCCGTGGAAGCAACGCCAGACCGTGCGTTGGTTACGCCTGCAACCAGACCTCCGAACGTCGGGCGTTTCTTTATGACAGGAACGCGTTACTGCTGTTCTTGTCAAGACTTTACGCGTAGAGACTACGCGTTTATGACATCTTTAAATACCGTTTCAGAATCATTGCGTGACAAGTTTCCTC